ATGGCACAGGCAATTACCCTGTTTATACGGGCCGTTCAGCTCGTGGCACAGCAGCATCGCCATCGGCAACTATGTCTGGCGATTTCCTTACGCAATTTACTGGACGTGGTTATGGTGCAACAGGATTCGGCACCGCATCAACTGGTTATTTTGCACTACTTGCAGCTGAAAACTTTACTGATACAGCGCAAGGTACATATGCATCAATCTATACAACACCAACAGGATCTATATCGATCGCCGAAGCTTTCCGCTTTGGTCCTGCAGGTCAATTGGGCATTGGTGGTGCAACATATGGAACGTCTGGCTATGTGTTTACATCTGGTGGCGCATCTGCTGCACCAACATGGTCACAGGTTTCTCTTTCAAATGTGTCAGGTACACTTGGTGTTACGCAAGGCGGCACAGGATTAACATCATATACAACGGGCAGTCTTTTATATGCCAGCGGATCAACAACATTGGCTGGTTTGGCTGATGCGGCAACGGGTAACGTATTACTTGCAGGCGGCATTGGTGTTGCTCCAACATGGGGTCAAGTAAGCCTCACATCGATGGTTACGGGCACATTACCTGTTGCCAATGGTGGTACTGGAGCAACAACACTCACTGGTTATTTGATCGGCAATGGCACAGGTGCTTTTACAGCATCTTCAACAATTCCAAGCACAGCCATCACTGGCCTTGGCACAATGTCAACACAAAGTGCAAGTTCTGTGACGATTACTGGTGGCTCTATTAACGGCACAACGATCGGCGCAACTACTGCATCAACTGGCGCATTTACAACTTTAACCGCATCAACAAGCGTAACATTGTCACCATCTGGCGCGGTGACAATCGCTCCCACAACTGCTGGTACTATTAATAATATGGCTATTGGTGGCACAACAGCTGCCGCTGGTACATTTACAACTGTTGTTGCTAATGCTTCTACATCGAGCGCCTCTTCTACTGGTGCTGTTTCTTATGGCACAGTAAATTATACTGATACTAACTTGATGGCTTCATTTGCCTCATCAGTAAACAGCTATAATCAAATGATCTTGCAAAATAACAATGCTGGATCATCTGCATCAACAGACTTTATTGTGTCTAACAATAACGGCACAGCGACCACTTACTTCGGCGATTTCGGCATGAACTCGTCTGGTTGGTCTGGCAGCGGTGCATTTAACGTGCCCAATAACGTATTCTTGACATCAACATCTGCTGATCTTGCGATTGGCACGACAACATCAAATGCCATCCATTTTGTGGTCAATAACGGCACAACTGATGCTATGACCATATCATCAGCGGGTATTGTGTCTTTAGGTACAGCCTTGGCTGTTACCTCTGGTGGTACTGGCACAACAACAAGCACTGGTTCTGGCGCTGTTGTGTTGAACGTAAGTCCGACTTTCTCAGGCACTATTACCGCATCAAACATCAATGCATCAGCCCTTACGCTTGGTAGCGCCCTTGGCACATCATATGGCGGCACAGGCCTCACGGGTTTTACAGCGGCAAACAATGCCATCTATTCAACATCCTCATCTGCCCTCACGGCTGGCACATTACCTATCGCAGCAGGCGGCACAGGCCTCACGGCAACACCATCCAATGGTCAGATCGACATCGGTAACGGCACAGGCTTTACCCGCACAACTTTAACAGGTGGTACTGGTGTTACAGTCACCAACGCATCGGGCTCTGTAACCATTTCAACAACGGGTCAGGTAGTTGGCGTTGAATATGTGATTGACGGCGGCGGCTCTGCAATAACTACAGGCTTTAAGGGATATTTATATATTCCGTTTGGTTGCACATTGACGGCTTGGACATTATTGGCTGATACAACAGGCTCAATCACTGTTGATATCACTAACGATTCGTATGCAAACTATGGTACAAATACGTCTATGGTTGGCACAGGTACGAAGCCAAATATTTCTTCGGCGACTAAAGGCCAACAAACATCCATCACGGGTTGGACCACCACGAGCATCAGCGCAGGTAACGTGGTTGGCTTTAACGTGACAGCGGCAACCACTGTGACACGCGTCACTGTGGCATTAACAGTAACCAGAACGTAAGAGGGTATGTTCTATGTTAGAAGCAACACGCATTAAGTTCGAAAAGCTAATAGGCACTATTTATGATTTCCCAGAAATTGGGGATGAATTGCCTAAGCATTGGCACAAGCCAAATCAAACTCACATTTCTATTGTTGCCCGTGGTTCTTTTAAATCATTTGGCAATTCATGGGAAAAAATATTGAAGTGCGGCGATGTTGTGGATTGGCCTGCCCTTCAACCACATGGTTTTATTGCTCTAGAGGCAAAAAGCCGACTGGTAAATATTTCTAAAAATTACAATGAAACAATTAATGAAGAATCCGAAGTTCCCGATGTAGCAGAGGGAGCTATTTTATGAATTATTTGATGGTAAATGCTAAAACACGCATTATTGAAAACGTGGTCCATATTGAACCCGGCACGACAAACCCAATAATGATTGATGGATATGAGTTTCACGCCTTTCCTCAACTTGAAAGCAAAGACGGAAAACTTGTTATTCTTCACCCTGTGGAAATAAACAATCACAAATGGGTCAATAATACACTTGTTGATTTAAATGACGTGCCCGTCAAGCTTGATAACAAAACTATGGATCAATATGACAACATCATATCTGCTCCTCATTCCGCACCACAGGTGTTCTAATGGCAACTGTTATATTTTTAACATCCACACAAACATGGACAGTTCCCGCAAATTGGAACAATAGCTCAAATACAATTGAATGTATTGGCGGCGGCGCGGGTGGTTCAAATGGTGGCAACGGCGGTGGCGGTGGCGGCTATTCTAAAATCAGCAATTTAACACTAACACCTAGCAGTGGTGTTACCGCAACTATTGGTGGCGGTGGTGGAACAAATACTGCTGGTGGTGATACTTGGTTTAATAGCACCGGCACAGTATTGGCAAAAGGCGGAACTGTAGGAACCGGCGGTCAAGCATCTGCTGGTGTTGGTACAACAAAATATAGTGGCGGTAATGGCAACGGCGGTGGCGGTGGCGGCGGTGCAGCAGGTCCAAATGGAAATGGTAACAATGGTACTGGCGCTGGTGGATCTGGTGATGCAGGCGCTGGCGGCGGTGGCGGATCATCTATTATTAATAGTGCTGGTGGCGCAGGTGGCAATGGTAATGAATATGGCAGCGGCTACGGCGCAGGTGGTGGTGGTGGTGCAGGCAATGCTTCAGTAATAACTCATGGATGCTGTTGTTATACCACAGATCATGCAGGTGGTGCTGGCGGTACATATGGCGGTGGTGGTGGTGCATCTAGCGGTAGTGGGGCATCTGGAGCCGCGGGTAAACCCGGTCTTATCATTATTACCTATACCCCTCTTGCACCTCCAACAGTTACTTCCGTAAGTCCAACATCTGGGCCTAAAGGTGGGGGCACATCTGTTTCTATTGGGGGTACCAATTTTTCAAGTGTAACGGCTGTTAAGTTCGGAGCAACAAATGCCGCGAGTTACACAGTCAATAGTACAACCTCAATTACAGCGACATCACCAGCGGCTGCATCTACCGGCACTGTTGATATTACTGTGACTAATTCTGCAGGGACAAGTTCCACCAGCTCTGCGGATCAATTTACATATGTTGGTGGGGCGCGGTCCTTTGGGACTATTTTAGGATAAAAAAATGGAACTCAATCTAAAACACACTCTCGATGAAGTAAATGTAATGTTGGCCGCTCTTGCAAAGCGTCCTTATGAAGAAGTAAGTGCGTTGATCGCCAAGCTTCAACAAAATGCCGTTGAAGAAATAAAACGTATTCAAGCAGATGTTGATCCTTCGGCTGCACCAGTACAGGCAATGACAGCTCAACCAGTGGAAGCACCTGCAACGCCTGCTGCAGAAACACCCGCTTCTCCTGCCCCAGTTTCTGAAACCGCCCCAGCGGCTTCTCCAGTTCAGTAAGGAACAATAAAATGTCAGACACATCTACCCTTGAAACCACAAAGCATATAATAGACGGAGCTTCTGTCTTAACAGTGGTGGGGACATTGTCTGGCGTTTTACCTGCTATTGCAGCCTTATTTACAATAATTTGGACCGGTATTCGGATTTATGAGTCTGATACTGTTCAAAAACTATTGAGCAAAAAGGAGTGAAATGGACCCTTTAACTCTCTTGGCCTTAGCGCAGACGGCTTACAGTACTATCAAAACTGCAGTAGCAACTGGCAAAGAAATCCAAGGGATGATTGGGGACATTTCATCTCTTATGGAATCTGTGGCGGGTTTAACTCGCCTCAGTGCAGAGGGTCCAAAAAAAAATTTGTTTGGCGGCACAAGTCAAAGTGCTGAAAAAGAGGCAATGGATGCCTATCAAGCCAAGCAAAAAGCAAACGAAATGATGCAGGAGATTCAAAATCTTTTCGTTGCTCAATATGGTTACCAAGAGTGGATGCGGCTTCAATCCGAAATCACCCGCATAAAAAAAGAACGCAAACGTGCGGCTGAAGAGGCCGCAAAATCGCGTCAGAAAATGTGGGATGCAATCGGCCTTTGGGGCAGCATTTTGTTAATTATTATTGTGTTTAGCATTGCCATTGGCGCAGCGGCATATCTTTACACATTAAGCCACTAAAGGTGAAATATGGACTTTGGAAAAATTGGAAATCTTATTGGCGCAGTAGCTCCAACAATCGCAACAGCTCTCGGCGGACCTCTCGCGGGTTTTGCCGTTAAAACTTTATCAAATGTACTTTTGGGCCACGATGGCGGCTCTCAAGACGATGTAATGAACGCCCTTGCTAATGCAACGCCAGATCAATTGGCTGCAGTTAAGAAAATTGATGCCGATTTTAAGGTTCAAATGAAGAGCCTTGACATCGATCTCGATCGCATCGCCGAAGAAGATCGCGTATCAGCTCGTGAGATGCAGGCCACCAATAAAGACTGGATACCTCGTGCCTTGGCTATTCTTGTGACGCTGGGTTTCTTTGGCATCATTATCTACATGATGATCCACGGCATGCCACAAAGCGGCTCAGAGGCTCTCTTATTGCTTTTAGGTAGCCTTGGAACAGCTTGGACTAGCGTTATGTCGTTTTATTTTGGATCTAGTTCTGGCTCTCAAGACAAAACCGATGCTTTGACATCTCATCTTGCTAAAACAGGTGGAAAATGAAATCTAATTTTGAAACATGCTTTAATGATGTCATCAAAACCGAAGGCGGATATGTAAATGATCCAGTTGACCCCGGTGGGATGACTAACCTTGGCGTTACTAGAGCTGCCTATGAGTCATATTTAGGCCATGTAATTACAGAACAAGAAATGCGTGATCTCACTCCTGAAACAGTAATGCCTTTTTATAAGGAAAAATACTGGGATGCGGTAATGGGTGATGAACTCCCAGAGGGTGTTGACTATGCCGTTTATGATGTCGCTGTTAATTCTGGCATCAAATGGGCTATTCACTTTTTGCAAGAAGCTTTAGAAACAGGTGTTGACGGCAAAATGGGTCCAATTACCCTTAAATTGGCTCAAGAGGCTGATCCGAAACAATTGATCACCAAGATCTGCCAAATACGCGAAAATTTCCTCCAACATGAACGCACATTTTGGAAATATGGGCGCGGTTGGACTAATCGTGTAAATAGTGTGGAAACTATTGCTTCCAAAATGGCTTCATAAATAGTAAAAGGGCTGGGTTTAGCGAGGATAACATGACCACAGGTTTGACATACAGTTCATACGTCAACCAAATTGCCACCTTGGCGGTTGTGCCTTCAACAGATCCAAACTTTGTCTCTATTTTGCCACAAATGATCACCTATGCGGAAAACCGCATTTATCGTGATCTTGACTTGTTGTCGACCACAACTTCAAATTCTTCTTATTTTTTGACGCAGGGTAGTCGCACGTTGTCTGTACCATCGGGCACATTTGTCACAGTTCAGCAATTAAATGTGATTTACCCTGCAAACGTCACAAATCCAGATCAGGGCACTCGCATTTCTCTTTTGCCTACCACAAAAGAGTTTTTGGACAATGTCTATAACAGCCCATCTGTCACGGGAACGCCCCAATATTTTGCTGTTTTCCAAGACAACACTTACTATGTTGGACCTTGGCCTGATGCAAATTACACAGTTGAGATTGTAGGCACGATCCGTCCAAACAGTCTTTCGGCCTCCAATACAACGACATTTATCAGTCTTTATCTGCCCGATTTATTTATTATGGCCTCAATGGTTTATATCTCGGCGTATCAACGCAACTTCGGCAGAATGAGCGATGATCCAGCGATGGCACAAAGCTATGAGGGGCAATATCAAGTCCTCCTGCGTGGCGCTACAGTTGAAGAATACCGCAAGAAATTTGAGGCTGCTGGTTGGACATCCATGTCGCCTGCGGCTCCCGCCACCCCAACGCGGGGGTAAAATATGCCGCATAATTCTCTTAAATTGGTTCCGGGTGTTGATCAAAATAGAACGCCTGCTTTGAACGAGGCGGCTCTTTCTTACAGCAATCTCATTCGCTTTGTGCCAGACCAAGGCGGAGTTGGTCTTGTTCAAAAGCTTGGCGGTTGGACAAAATTTTTTGCTGGTCAAATTACATCTATCGTACGCGCATTATGGGGTTGGGAAGATACCAATTCAAATAAATGGTTGGCTGTTGGTTGTGAATCAAATGGCGTAAACACAACCCTTTTATCTGTCATTAATAATGGCACTCAAACAAATATTACACCAAGAACATTTACGGATAATGTCGCAGTTTCAGTGTCCACTACCAGTGGCAGTAATGTTGTAACGATCACCGACACGGGCAGCAATATAACAAACTATGACTCGGTTTATATATCAACGCAGATTAGCGTTGGTGGCTTAATCTTGTTTGGATTTTATCCAACAACATTGGTCAGCTCTAATACATATCAAATAAATGCGGTTGATGTTTTTGGTAATCCTTTATATGCCACATCGACAGTCACCAATGGCGGTGCAGTGCCTTCATTTGCCACAACGAGCGGAAGCGGCGTTGTAACTGTTACATTAAATAATCATGGATATACAAATCAAACTGTTTTCCCCGTATTGATTTCAACTACAGTTGGTGGAATTACAATTTACGGGAATTACCAAATTTTATCTATTATTAACGCAAACACATTTACCATACAGGCTAATTCATCGGCCACATCATCAACAACAGGACAAGAAAATGCGGGAAATGCTAATTATACTTATTACATCGGCATTGGCCCTTTGCCTGCTGGCTCTGGGTTCGGAGTAAACGGCTTTGGCGTTGGTGGGTTTGGATCTGGTGTTGCGCCATCTGCTGCCCCCGGAAATCCAATAACTGTATCAGACTGGACACTTGATAATTGGGGCCAATTGTTAATTTCTTGCCCTCAAGGTGGACCTGTTTATCAATGGGATCCAACATCAGGCAACCCAGTCGCAACAGCAATATATCAAGGCCCAGTAATTAATGATGGCGCATTTGTGGCAATGCCGCAGCGTCAAATTATTACATGGGGATCAACCTTTAACGGCATACAAGATCCGCTCTTGCTTCGCTGGTGTGATATTAATAATTATCAATCATGGATTGCTCAGACCACAAATCAAGCTGGATCTTATCGCATACCCAAAGGTTCAAAGATTGTTGGCTGCATACAAGGTCCACAACAAGGTCTTGTGTGGACAGATCTTGCCCTGTGGTCGATGCAATATATTGGCTATCCCAGCGTATATGGCTTCAACGAAGTCGGCACAGGCTGCGGTCTCATAGCTAAAAAAGCCGCGACATCATTAAATGGTGTTGTATATTGGATGGGACAAAGCCAGTTTTTCTCATATTCATCCGCAGGCGTACAGCCAATATTTTGCCCTGTTTGGGACGTTATCTTCCAAGATTTAGATACGACAAATCTTAATAAAATCCGTGTCGCCGCTAATTCTCGCTTTGGTGAAATTGCTTGGTTTTATCCAACAAAAGGCAATGGCGGAGAAATTAACGCCTATGTGAAATATAACGTCAATCTGCAACAGTGGGATTTCGGCACATTATCCCGCACGGCTTGGATCAATGAATCTGTTCTCGGTCCTCCTATCGGTTTTGATCCTAATTCTAATTATATTTATCAACACGAAACATCAGCGGATGCCGATGGTCAGCCGCTACCTGCGGCAATGCAAACTGGTTATTTTGAGCTGTCTGAGGCCGATGTCTTGACATTCATTGATCAGGTATGGCCCGACATGCGATGGGGTTATTATGCCGGCACATCAAATGGTCAGGTTAATTATCAAACACCAACGGCAACTGTTAATTTGACATTTTATGTGACCAATTACCCCGGCGATACGCCTATTGCCTATGGCCCATATCAACTCACGCAAAGCACAGAATATATTACGCCGCGTTTTAGAGGTCGATTGGTATCGGTGGCGATCAGCAATCCTACGGATTCAACAGGTCTCGGCACATTCTGGCGCATAGGTAATATGAGATATCGATATCAACCCGATGGAAAATTCTAATGTCTAGTTTAGACGATATTCTAACCGCATCGAAAAACATTGTTGTTGCCTTAAACAACAATTCGCAAACCAATTTAAATATTCAAGGCAGCCAGACTGCTTTGGCTATATCAAGCAACACATCTGTTAAGATTGGCAATGGCCGCATAGCAATTGTAAGCGTCACAGTAGCTGGAAGTGCTCCGGGGGCTTTATACGATGCAGCATCAGTAAGCTTGGCAGGAACGGCAAACAAAATGTTTGTTATCCCCAACACTGTTGGCACTACAGTTGTGAATTTACCATTTTTAAATGGTTTAGTTGTTGAGCCGGGATCTGGTCAAACTGTAACTGTAAGCTATTCATAAGTAACAAAAAGGTGTAAGGTTGTTAGAACAAAACGGGAACTGCACATGCCGCTGAAGAAGGGTTCTTCTCAGAAAACAATATCGCAAAATATTAGCGAGATGATCCACGCTGGGCATCCGCAAAATCAGGCTGTGGCTGCCGCCCTTTCAACTGCGCGTAAATACAAAGATATTGGCGGGACATTAACGCAAACATCAACAACAACATCGCCAAGCTATAAGCCAACTCCCGTTATGGCTGTTCAAAAAGTCTCCCCCCCCATGAAATTTGCGGAGCCGGGCGACATTCACCCATCAGGGGTTCGTTTCCATTCTGGTCCGATTCACAGTTCTGTTGCAGGTCGCACAGATCACCTGCCAATGCATGTTGAGAGCGGATCTTATGTTATCCCCGCCGATATTATTTCAGCAATGGGCGAGGGCAACACAATTGCAGGCTTTAAACGCATGAAGCGCATCTTTGGCGGCTTTCCTTATGGCCGTCAGGGGGATGTGCCCTACAGCGGCGCAGGCGGCCCATACGGCGCTCAATTGCCTCGTGCTGCAGGCGGCGAAATTAATGCCCCAGTGCCGATTGTGGCAGCGGGTGGAGAATATGTCCTAACACCAAAGCAAGTAGCGCAAGTAGGCCAAGGTGACATTGATATGGGACATCGCGTTCTTGATGATTGGGTTAAGGCCATGAGGGCCAAAACCATCAAGACTTTACAGAAGCTTCCGGGACCAAAGAGGGATTGAGGGAATGGAAAAAGAGGCAGAGGTGCGTATTGCTACTCCAGAAGACCTAGATGGGATTATGGAATTGGCAAAGTTGGTTAATGAGGAAAACGGCGTTTTCCGCATGAATGATGTGAAGGTCGTGTCAATGATATGGCCTGCACTTGAACTAAAAGGCGGTATTTGTGGCGTAATTGGAGATCCGGGCAAACCTTTAGAAGGTTTGGTCCTTCTCCGCGTCTCAAATTACTGGTATAGCGATGATCAGTTCCTTGAAGAAATGTGTGTGTTTGTACATCCAGACCATCGTTGGGGCCGCAAGGGACATCGCGCTCGTAAACTCTGCGAGTTTGCCAAGAAAGTTTCGGACGATCTTGGCCTGCCTTTGATGATTGGTGTTTTGTCAAACACCCGCACGGAGGCAAAGGTCAAGCTTTATGAAAAGCATTTTGGTGAACCAGCAGGGGCGTTTTTTCTTTACGGCATAAAAACGGGGCAACACTCCCCGCTTGAATTGCGACAATAAGAGGCCACAATGGGCAGCAAAGGTTCACAGACCTCCACATCGACAGTCAGCATCCCACCCGAGGTGCTGGCTCGATATAATTCGGTCAACGCACAGGCGCAGCAGGCTGCTTCACAGCCTTTTCAGGCCTATTCGCAAGATCCTAATGCCTTTGTCGCTCCATTAACATCAACACAACAAACTGGCATCGCCAATACAAATACGGGCGCAACACAGGCGCAACCATATTATGATGCAGCCACAGGATTAACCCTTGCGGGTGCTGGGCCTGCAAACCTTGGGCAATTAAATACTAATCAGTATATGTCGCCTTATCTGTCGAATGTTGTTGGCACCACATTGGCTGCACAGCAAATGACAAATGCTCAACAGGCATCAAACCTTGCTGGTCAACAAATCCAACAGGGCGCTTTTGGTGGCGATCGAGCAGGCATTGGACAGGCAAATCTTGCCTATCAACAAAATATGGCAAATAACCAAGCATTGGCAAATGAATTGCAATCTGGTTATACGCAGGCTCAAAATGTAGCGCAGCAACAGCAAGGCGCTCAATTGGCTGCAGAGCAGGCCAATTTACAAAGAATGTCACAGGCTGGACAGCAAATTGCAGGTCTTGGCACGGGTGCTCAAGCGGCCACACTGTCTGGCGCTCAAGCGCAATTGGCAGCGGGTCAGCAACAGCAACAAACTCAACAGGCTGGCCTTACAGCCCTTTACAATCAATATCTGCAACAACAAGGTTACCCCTTCCAAGTTGCACAATTCCTTGCAAACATCGCCGAAGGTACCGGTGCTCTCAGTGGATCAACCACAACATCGACCTCGCCTGCTCCATTTTTCTCTGATGAACGTCTTAAAGAAGATGTTGAGCCGATCGGTGAAACATACGATGGTCAGAAGATTGTTAAATTCCGTTATAAGGGCCACCACGGGCCTAAGCAGATCGGTCTTATTGCACAAGACGTTGAACGTCATCACCCACACGCTGTTGGCCTTGCAGCAGGCTTTAAAACTGTCGACTATGACGAAGCCACAAAACATGCAGCCCATAAGGGGCACTTTGCTCATGGTGGTTTAGCCTCTGAGGGCGGCGGCGTTTGGCCTCATCGTGCACTTGAGGGGTTTGACACTGGTGGTATGGCGCAGGGCGGCATGGATCCTATGACATATCAAATGATGATGCTGCGTTCACAGCAAATGTATGGACCATATGCTGGTGCCGGCTTGGGTAAAGCTGGATATGTTCCGCCTGCGATGAGCGGTTCTGCTAATCGCTTAATGGTGGCAAACCCACAACATCCTAATAATCCAAACGCTTTGCAAACAGCACAGCAGGTCACAAATTTAGTTACCAGCGGCAATAATCTTTACAAAGACGTGACTGGCAAACCCACAGCGCCAACACCTCCAAAACCACAAACGCCGCCACAAGACCAAAGCCAACAAGATCAACAAGATCCAAATAAGGCTCGTGGCGGTTTAGCCCGTGGACATTTTGACCTCGGTGGATCTGCAAACGACAATGATTCTGATTCAGCTCCTGACGGCATGTATAAACCAGTCGGCCCCGGGCTTAACATTCCCGATGAGCGCAACACACGCCAATTGGCAACAGCACAAAACCCTTCAGGTGGCGGCGGCGGTAATGGATTGAGCGATCTAACAGCAGGCATTGGATTAGCTAAATCGGGCTATGATGCGTTTAAATTCTTATCACCACTTATTTTTGCTGCTAATGGCGGCTTAATTGAAGGTCGTCCGCATTTTTATACAGGCGGTTCAAAAGATCAACCTAGCGATAGTTCACCTGATGATAACGAAACAGATTACACACCAATGTTCCAAAGCGCATCGGATGAGACAGGCATACCAACTAATTTATTAATTGCTCAAGCAAAACAAGAAAGCCAACTTAATCCTAATATAACAGGTAAAGCTGGCGAAGTTGGCATGATGCAAATCTTGCCATCTACAGCCCGTAAGCCCGGTTTAAATTTAGATCCAGTAGATCCAGAAGATTTAAAAGATCCAAAAAATAATATCATGTTTGGCGCTCGTTATCTAAAAGCTCTTGGCGACCGCGCTGGTGTTCAAGATTGGACAGATCCAACGCAATCTGCGCTGGCCCTAAAAGCATATAATGGCGGTGGCGATAAAAACTATGTGCAAAATGTTTTCAGCCATTTAGGAAATCGTGCCATTGGCACGGGATATCAACAACCATCAATGCTTGATAAAATAACGTCAGGCCTTGGTAAGGCAGGAAATGCAGCTGGTAATTTATTAAGCCTTAATGATCAGGGCGGCTTGAGTGATACACAATTGTCTCTTCTTTCAGGCCTGTTTGGTATGTTGGCATCACCAAGCCACACATTACTTGGATCTATCGGTACAGGCGGATTGACGGGTGTTAAGACCTATGAACAACTCCGCAATGATCTCGCTGCTCGTCAAGAAAAGGGCGCTTCTTCAGCTCTTACGGCACCTTCGGGTTATGTGGCTCAATTCGATCCAACGGGCAAATTTATTGGCTATCGCCTTGCGGCAAATGTCACCGATTATACATCAAGAACAGGTCTTGGTGCTCCTCAAAAGGCAGTTCAAGGTCCGCCTGCTCCCACAGGCGTATCGCCAAATGCACCAAACGCTCCTACCGCACCTAGAGCGCCAAGCGTTGTCATGCCTGAATATGGTCAAAATGCATATCATGCAAAAATTGCACCCACATCTGATGCTGATGAACCATTTAAGCAATATGGTCTTGGAACAACAGAGCCAGTTGGTGTAGCTTCTCAAATGGCTGCTAAATTGCCCGGCTATGCAGATCAGTATAAAACAGACAAAGCTTTGGCTGACACAAAATTAGCAAGATCAGCAAACACATCTCAAATTACATCTGATTTGAATAATGTGTCATCTGCTGTAAATTCAATTGATCCAAATAGTTTTGCAAGTGCTGGCCCGGGTCAAGCAGAACGCGCAAGATTAATTGCAATGTACAATGTACTTGCACCAAAAGTTGGATTGCCTGATAAAATTGATCCAAATGACAAAACTGTTGATGATGCATATATCATCAATAAAATTAATTCACTTGCTGGTCCTACACAGGCAGGCCAACAGGGTATCCATGCTGGATATATTGCAAATGCAATCACAGGTGCATTACCTAGCGGCAATATTCCTACAGGCGCTGCAAATCATATTCTTGCAAGTATGTATGTTGCTAAACAAGAAGACGCAGACTTCAAACAATATCAACAAGCATATGTTCAAAAATACGGAACACTCTACGGCGTTAATAATGCTTTTGAGCATGATATGCGTCCGATTTATAACCGCGATAAGGCACTTATTGAAAAATCTCTTGCCGCGCAAAAAGTGCCGCTTAGAGATAGCAATGGCACTGTAACAGGTTACACACGCGCAAGTCCGCTTGATGCAATTCGTGCAAATCCAAATAATGCCGTACAATTCGAAAAACAATACAATGCACCGGGCCTCGCTCGTTATGCCTTGCAGGGGTAAAAAATGGCAGAAATTGACTATAGCTCCCTTTTTTCTACCCCAGTAGATACATCATCGGATCAAGGTTCTTTGTCATATTCTGACATAGCAGATGCACAAAAACGTGCACAAGCCCGATCAGAAAAACCACAATCTGACGATGATGTAAATACATTGCAGGGTTGGGGTGCCGATGTTGCAAAATCGGGTGCCTCTGGCTTGGGTAGAGGTATTGTGTCTGTTCCCGGAATTGTCGGTGATGTCAGTTTAATGGGCCAAAATGTCCCTAACTATAGAAATTATTTAAAAAATCTTGCGCTTGAAAAATCTGGTTATTTACCAGAGGGAACTGCCTCGTCTGAATGGCAAAAAGATCAAGAGGCTCTTGCACAAACCCAAACGCCAGAAGAACGTGCTGGCATGCGCGGGAATATTGCTGGTGTTGCGTTCCCAACGGGTAAGGCAATGGTTTCTGGCGCATCAGAATATGTGCCCGGCTTAAATTATCAGCCTCAAACACGAGCAGGCCATGTTGCATCAACAGTGGGTGAATTTGTTGGGTCGGTCCCAGCATTTGAAGGTTTGGGTGCCGTTCCAAAATTATTAACTGGCGCAAAAACACTTGGCGAAGTAAGCCGCGAAGCACTGGCCGCTAAAAACTTAATTCCAGCGGCTACCGCAGGCGCAACAAGTGAACTCGCTGGTCAGGCGGCTGAAGGAACCCCCTATGAAACGGCAGCTCGTATTGCCGGATCGGTTTCGGGTGCTATCTTAGGCCATGGTGCCTATCAAAGGTTTTCACCTGCGGAAAATGTCGAACGCGGTGAACGTGCAGCTGCGGGTGCTTTTCAAAATGCCCTCGATCCAACAGGCAAGGCAAATTCCGAAAGAATTTCTGAGGCTCTTCAACCATTATCTGATACGTCAACAATGGCCTTGCCATCTGTTGAGCCACATTTGACCACAGCTCAATTATTGCGCGACAATCCTGATGTTCGTGGTATGGCTCAAGATCTTGCGCTGACTAATCCTGATCAGACGCTGAAAACACAACAAGCAACAGAATCAATGTTGAATGAGGCAAATAAATTGCCGTCTCAAATTGAAGAGAGTTTGCCAAATATAAATATGGAAGATGTTTTAGAGCTTCCGCAGGGCAAGAATCCAAGGGATGTTTCATCAGAGGCGGTTGCGAATCTTGCCAATCAAATGGAAGAAGAGGCATATCAAGCAAAAGAAGATGCTTGGAGCCATCCCGTATTAGAACAGGCTCAATATAAAACAAAGGCTGTTCAATCAGCATTGCAAGATGCTTATAAGGAAATGGGGCCGGGTACGGCTGCCAATATTCCTCGGGAATTGCAAAATTACATTGATCCAATAATGAATAGCTCAGATAGATCTATTCCCTTTAAGTCAATTCAAGACATTAAGGCTTTTGCTAATAGATTAGTGCGAAATCCAAATGTTTTGGACAAATCGGGTGCAATTGCTCTTACCACAAAACTCGATGACATATTGACAAATACTGACAATGTCATGCCATCTTACATGTCTGGCGCAACATATAAAGAAGCACCACAGGCGTTTGATAATGCTCGTAATGCAACACGTCAATATTATGAAACATTCGGCAATAAGGTTACCAAACCATTATTTGCCACACAAGAATCAACCTTTGATCCAGTTTCTGGTGAAATGGTACGCGGTCAAAAAGTTATCGCTCCAACAGAGTTTTTAGACAAAGTATTCGATTCGCGTGGTTCATATTCTCCATTGCAAAAATATCGTAAGTTGCAACAGAGTTTACCTAATCTTGATCTTGATCCACATGCGTCTGATTGGCTTACAAGTAAATTTGTAAGTCAAAGACCCAATGGTATTATGTCACAGGCTGACTTGCAAAAATTCATGTCTGGCAAGTACGGCAACATAGTTTCTCAAATACCGGGTTTGTCCGATCGTTTGCAAAATATTGTTCAAAAATCTGGTGAAAGCTTACAAGAAGCACAAGCTCGTCAGCTTAAAGAGCAGTTCAGCACTATTGCAGATTCTGGTAATCCCCGTGCAATAACAAAATGGTTGGATAAAAATAAAGATGCTTTATTCCAATCTGTGACTGATCCAGATAAACAGCAATTTATAAATCAATTGCATAATTCATCACGCCTTTTGCAGCCATTACAAACAGGCGCTTTGACTAATCAAAAAATGTACAATTTGATTAAGCAGGGCGATATGTTTACCCTTATGCATGGTAATGTTTTGGGTGCATTTGGTAAAATGGGTGCCGGCGCGGCGGTTGGTAAGACTATTGGTTTAGCCGCCCCGATTGGCGCTGCAGCTGAAGTTGCTGGCATTGGCGGCGGCGCTGCTGGTTTATTGGGTAAACCAACTGAAGCCCTTTCTCGCATTATCTATGGCCCCACAAAGGCCGAAGCAATGAAGGCTCTTAACCGCGCAATGGTTGATCCTGCATTTGCAAAATATCTTGCACAAAAACCTACACTTGAAAATGTAGGCAATTTGCAAAATATGTTAAAAGGTACAGCACAGCAATTTGTGTCACCACGCGCAGTTGCAGCCGCTCGTGGTCCTTATGCTCAAACACCTTCTAATCCAGAGGATGAAGGTTTGCCACCTATCGGTAGCCGCGCAGCCCATGCCAGCGGCGGTAAGGTTCAAGACCAAAAAGCATTTTTGCTTAATCGTCTCATGAAAATGACAGATGTAG